AACGGAACTTGACGCGGTCCAGCGTCTGATGAATGCGCAAGCCCAGGAGCAGCAGTACATCAAAGCAACCATGGACCTTCAGGGCGCCCAGACAGAGCACCAAACGCTTGTTGATGCCCACTCCCCAAAAGAGAAAGAATCCCCCGAGGTTAAGGACCAATTCCGCATCCGCAAAAAGGAGCTTGAGGATTACGGGCGCAGCGTCGAGGAAGAAACCAAAACGCAGGAAGAGATTCTCAATCACAGCATGGACTGGCAACTGGGAGAGCAGAAGTTTGCTACAACCCAAGAGATTGCCGATGCCAACACGGTGATGGTAACGCGCATCGATGCGGGGAAGAAAACAGAGGAAGCGGACCGGCAGGCAGCGGAAGAGTGGAGGCGCACCCACGAAGAGCAAATGCGGATGATGCAGGAGCAGACGGAAGCCGCTCTGAAATCCACAACCCAGCAGGAAGAGGAAGCTAACAGGATCATTTCCTTCCGCGAAAAGATGGGAACCATCACGCCAAAGCAGGCGGAACAGGAGAAGATCGCCGTCTCCTACGCGGCGGAAAACGAAAGGGTAGGAGCCCTATCTGCGCAGCAGGCTCAATATCATCCCATGGAGGGAGGCGACCAACTCGCCGCATACACCAAGATCCAGGACGAGATAACCGCGGCGCAGCGCAAGGGAGCGGCAGGGCGCGAGCAGATCGCCCAGCAAGAGGCCGAACGTGAGATGCAGACGTACATAAAGTACGCCGAGCAGACCAATCAGGCGCTAATCGGCGGCCTCAACGAATGGATGACAACACACAAGAAGTTCACAGACGCCATGATCGACGCCGGTAAGCGTTGGGCTGTATCGATGATCGATGATATTGCTGAGGTTATGTTGAAAAAACTAGAGATGTGGGTAATGGATAAGACCATAGGCCAGAGTGGAGAGAAAGATGCTACTGCAAAAAATGCCGACACAATTGCTTCGCAGGCTCTAGTAGCAGAAAGCGCCGCTGGAATGGCTGCTGCCGAGTATGCGGCAACTATGGCTATCTTGGGACCAGCCGCCGCCGCCGCCGCCGGGGCTGCTATGTTGGGAGTCATGCAGCCGTTTGTTTTAGCAGCTTCGATGGAAACGGGCGGCATTGTTCCGGGAAGAAATGGGCAGGGAGTACCAATTCTGGCTCATGCCGGCGAAGCCGTGCTGCCAACGCCGATGACCTCCATGCTGATGAATGCGGCGGGCAATGGGGGCGGCGGGGGCGGCCACACCTTCAACACTCACTCAACCATCAACGCAACCGTCATGGACAGCAAGGGGCTGGAGGGGTTGGCCCGGCGGAGCGCGGATGCAAACGCACTGCATTTGAAACGAGCGGCGCGGCGGATGAATATCACGTGTTGATGTAAAATGGGGTAGTGTCGACCCTTGCGCTATACTTGACCCGTGGCCACTCTACCGACATTACCGATCCCCCCCGGCGTCGAATGGGAATCTCACAAATCCCCCCGCTTTAACACGGTCACCCAGCATCCGGTAAGCGGAGCGCGCCCTGTATCGTTCAGCGTCTCGCAGTTTCCGAGCTGGGAATGGGATTTGTCCTGGTCGGTTTTGCGCGATCAAGGCTTATGGCCGGAGTCGGAAGACGTGCCGGCGGGCGTCAATAACGCCAACGACCTTAAGCCGGATTTTTTTGCCCTGCAAGATTTCTTTTTAGCCATGAACGGCTCAAATGGCCGCTTTATCTACGATCCGGCCGCCAACCCGGTTCCGCTTGAGGATACCTACATCACGCCGATAATCGCCGGCACGCTGGTCAACGGCTACTCCGGCACTACCAACGGAACGCAAACCGTTTTCCAGTTGTATCGCACCAGCAAGGTGACAGGGTCGCTCGTTCCCGTCGAAGCGATCGATGCGCTGTCGGCCATCTCCAGCGACGTCGGAATCAATCCGTTTGCCCTCTACCTGGACGGTGCGCTGGTCAACTCCTCGCTGTACACGCTCTCGCAATATCCCCTACAGGTGACGTTCGGGACGGCGCCATCGGCGGGAAAGGCATTGTCGTGGAATGGGAATTACGCTTACGTGGCAAAGTTCCTCGATGATACTCTCGACTTCGATCAGTTTGTCCAAAACCTCTACTCGCTTCAAAGTTGTAAGTTGGAGCAAGTGCCCCTCGGATTCTAAGCCATGGCGCAACAGTATTCAGCCGATCTTCTCGCCCTCTACGCCGCGGCCCCCTACACGAAAATCTATCGCGCCCATCTTTTCGCAATCGGCCCATGCCGCAACGGAGCCATGATCTACGCCACGGACGGCCGCGCGCCGATCACCTACGATGGGAACCAATACCATCCGTGGCTCTACGGCTTCTGGAAACGCGGCGCGCAGACCGTTAAGATCGGCTTTGAATCGAACTCCATCGACCTGACCGTCTACTCCGACGAGCAGTTCCAGCCGATCTTCTTCCCCGGCACAAATAACCTCGTCTACCTCATGGACGGCATCTATGCCGGGCTTCTTGCCGCGGCTCCCGTGACCATCTACCGGGCCACGATGAGCACATGGGGCGTCGTGGTAGGGCCAACGGGCGGCAGCCTGATATCGACGCGGTTCGTAGGCGAATGCGGGGAGACGAACGACCTCGGGCCGACGAAATGCACGATCAAGGTCCGGGATCTGATGTACCGCCTGAATCTCGATTGCCCACAACAGCTTATTCAGGCCAACTGCCGGTGGGTCCTGTACTCCAGCGGCTGCGCATTGAGCAAGGCGGCATTTACGCGCTCCGGGCAGTCTATCGGAGGATTGATCGACCCGCGAACTCTCCAGCCGGCAGCCAACCTGTCAACCATCAGCCCGGCGGGGACGTTTTCCAAGGGGCAGATCACCTTTACATCCGGCGCCAACAACGGCATAACCTACACGGTCGCCGTCTGGACACCGGGCGCGGGATCGGTGCCGGACCAGGTGCAATTGGATGCGCCTCCGCTGTTCGATATGACGGTGGGCGATACGTTCTCGATTGCGGAGGGGTGTAATCACACTTTCGCGTCATGCCTCAACCTGCAACCGAGTACGGCTTACGTGAACTTCGGGGGAATGAATTTCGTCCCCCAGCCGGAAGCTGCACTTTGAGTAGATCAACGAATAGGAGTCTTGCTAGATGAGGAATCAATGCGACAGATGCGGGCGCCGATACGATGACGAGTTCCACTCCACTGTTTGCCCACACAAGGGTTTTGGTTTCTGCGCCGTTTGCGATTGCACAATATGTGTGTGCGATTCGAGAACCTCGCGGGACTGGAAGCGCAGCGCAAACAATGGCAAAGCATTCCGGCCAGGAATGACGGCGGTGCGCATATGACCGAATCCGAAGGCCGCGCCGCTTTGATTGAGACTGCCAAACTCTGGCTCGGGACGCCGTACAATGAAGCCCCGCCGCCCCTCCGCGGTATCGGCGCCAACTGCGCCACGCTCATGTGGGCCATCTACCGCGACGCCGGGATTTTGCCGAAAGACGCTCCGATGCCCCGCTGGTACAGCCCGCAACTGCACATTCATAGCCGGGAGGAACGGCTGCTCGAAAGCATCAAGCAATGCGGCGGCGCGCCGATTGCCGAAGCCATGGTCAAGCCCGGCGACGTTGTAGCCTATCTGACCGGCAGAGGCCATGGGCATTTGGCTATGGTCATCGAGTGGCCCCGCAAAATTCTTCAAACGCACAAGGCTACCGGGTGCCAGTACGGCCACGGGCGCGAAGGACGCTTGAGCGGAGTCCGGCTTGAGTTCTATTCGCTCTGGAGTCCAACCCCCAATCCCCCTGAGAAAGAGGCGGCTGCATAGCATGGCGCAAGCAAAGAAAGAAGAACCCAAGAAGCATCAAGGATTCGACCGGGTCAATCTCGGACACTATGCCGTATGCAAAGGCCAGATATCGGGAACGTGCCAGCGCGGGGGCCATGCGCGCTGTTTCAGCCTCTCGTGCGCGTGCGAGTGCCACAGGGACGGGTGAGGTAAGATTCAGCCATGGGAATCTTTGGACTCGGACGCCAACCCGGACAACCAAGGTACAACGGCTCGGTCGCAAATATGAGCATCACCGAGTCGGTTTATGCGACGACCCTCCCCATCCTCTTCGGCACCAAGCGCCTCCATGGCAAGCTGCTCGATTACTTCGACTTCAACCGCGTTAAGACATCCGCTCCGACCGGCAAAGGCATCTTCGGGTCGAAGGGCGACTATTACGAGTACTATGCCACCGTGGTTATAGCCCTTGCTCAAGGTCCGTGCGTGGCCCTCCTGAACGTCTGGACTTACAACGGGATGCTTGAGAACCTCTCCTCCACCTACAACTACACGGTTCCCGGCGGCGGCGGTTGGGTCTCCCCGATTGACGGAAACGCAGCACCCATCCAAGTCGATCTCGGCGTCGTTCATCCGCAGGCTTACTCGGTCGCAACGAACGATTTCGGCGGCTCGCCAAAAATACTGACCGGCATACAAAATGTCCCCCTGCGAAGGGTTCCGTCGCTGCCAGGCGCCGGGCAGTATAGCTTTGATCTGGCAACCGGAACCTATACCTTCGGCGCGGCGATGGCCGGGGCAACGGTAGCTATCAGTTATTCATCGACCTTCTCGCTCTATTACCTGATTCAAACCCAGTTCGATCTCATCCCGGCCAGCAGCCCGTGGCAGATCACGGTGGACAATTACCAATACTTTTATCAAAACAGCGGGGTAACCTTCATCGACAACAACTCCGCCGGTATTCCTGTGGGCGGAGCGCCGACGTCACCGAATGAGTATCAGGTGGTCAGTACGGGCGGATCATTTCCGACGACCTACTATCAGTTCTACTCGGGCGATGCGGGGCGGCCGGTTGCAATCAAGTATTCGTACACGAGCTCAGACCCCAACGTTACGAGTTCTTCGGCCTTGAACCTGACCTTTTTCAACGGCGCTCAAAGCCAGGCCCCATGGTCCTACACCGAATCGGCTAACCCCTCCCATGCCTTTGGCTACACAGGCGTCTGCTACGTGGCGAGCGAGAATCTGGATCTCGGGCAGACGGCGCAAACGCCTCCGTACAACTACGAGGTTGCGGGGCAAGCGATCTATCCGGGGCAGCAGGACGCGCTGCCGACGGATGTAATTGCGCTGCTTCTCTGCGATCCCCTATGCGGTATCGATTTTCCCTTGGACGCTTTGGACGTAGCGGGGACCTGGGCGAACTACGCCATCCCTCACTGGCTGGCAAACGGATTCTTTATCTCCGATTGCCTTGAGGCCGCGGAAGGAATAGCCGACAAATTAGGCAAGTATTGCGACGCCGGGAACACGGCCGCGTTCTTTTCCGGCGGCCTGCTGAAGCTGGTTCCCTACAGCGAAGTGAGCGCCGTCGGAAATGGAGCCGCTTACACGCCGCCGACCAATACGGCCATTACGCTGACCTGGAACGACATCCTGCTTCCTTCGGGCCAGAAACCCGGCGCGAGCCTCTCGGACGATTTCATCACTGTTGACCGCAAGGCCTCGGTCGACCTCTACAACTACGTTCAAGCGAACTATTCGCAGCGAATTAACTCCTACAACAACAACCTCATCAACCAACAGTCGGACGCCAACATCGCGCTTTGCAAAAGGCGCATGGAATCGGCGCAGGACTGGACCTTCATCTGCCTAGATTCCGCGGCGCAATGGGCCTTGAGCTGCCGGCTTAACCGCGGAATCTACATCGACAAGACATACAAACTGAGCCTTCCCTATACGTTCGATTACCTCGAACCGATGGATATGCTGATTACGCCAACCGGCATTCCGGTACGCATACGGAAGATAGAGGAGGACGAAAATCAGATATTGGCCATCGAGGCGGAGAATTTTCTTTATGGGGGATCGAGCGCCTCGATCTATCCGGTCCAATCTCCGAACCGTTACCAGCCGACGCAAAGCGCGGCCGATCCGGGATCGACCTATCCGGCGTTTGTTCAAAATACCTCACAGCAGACGGGAGGAGTGCTTTATACCCTGACCGTTGCCGCGGCGGGCGATAACCCGAACTGGGGCGGATGCCAGATCTGGGTCTCGATCGACGGCGTTAATTACTCATTGGCCGGAACAATCAATGAAATCTGCTCGCTTGGCATATTGAGTGCGGCGCTGCCCTTGGTTTCAGACCCCGATGCGACCGCGGCTTCGCTGACCGGCGCAGGCTCGTCGGGCTATTCAACCGCTTCCGGCGTGCCTACAACGACCTCTGGGTCCGGGACAGGCCTGCTCTTGAACCTCACGGCAGTCGCCGGCGTGGTTACGTCCGGGTCCGTCGACAGTTCGTCGCCCGGTGCTGGGTATGCCCTGGGGGACAAGGTTTACCCGACGCAGGCCGGGGCTTCCGGAGACTGCTACTTCACGATCACGCAGATTGGAAATATCCTTTCCGTGGACATGAGCCCGTCCAATGCGCCGCTGGTAGGCGCCTCGCAGTCAGTTGCCGACCAATTTGGGACGCTTTGCGCGATCATTTCTCCGGATGGCCTGACGTGCGAGTTCCTCTCCTATGAGAATTGCGAACTGACAGCCGCAAACCGCTATAACTTGAGCTATCTGCGCCGGGGCGTGGACGGCTCGGCACCCGCGTCTTTCCCCGCCGGGTCGAATTTCGTCTACATCGGCTCCGTCACCTTGTTCCAGTACCAGTACAAGGCTAATAACGTCGGGCAGCCGCTTTATATCAAACTCCCCTCGTTCAATCTGACCGGTCAGGCGATTCAGCCGCTCTCGCAGTGCAAGGCATATGAACTATTTCTGACCTCTCAGGGAACCGCTCCGCTAGGACCGAAGTACAGCCCCTCGGCCTGGGCCGACAGCGGCATGGAGGCAACGGCGAATCCGACCGGCGCATACGACGGGGATGTCACGACGCCGGCGGTCGGTACGGCGATAAGCAACAATCATTCGCCGGCAGTCGACACCGACATCTGCACATGGTCCGGGTTCCCGTCCGTAGTGACGGACGGGACACAGAAGCTCTACATCAGTTACGAGATGGATCTGAGCATTACCACGCCGGGAAACGGGACGGTCAAGATCAGCCCCAGCATCGGCAATCCTATTGCTCTTGGATTTGAAAGCACAGCGTCCGGGACAGCGACTATCGCCATACCCTCCGGGACCGACATCAGCACGATTACGGTCCAGGCCGAGGCCCGCGCAATCTCAGGCGTGGGAGGATATACTCAGGCGCAGTTCAGCATCTTCGAGA